AGCAGTGTCAACGAGCATGACCATTGGATTCTGAAAGTTACAGGACCTAAGCCAGAGATTATAGAGTATACAAAATCCGATAACTGGTTGAGTCTTCAGAAAAAATATAAGATAAGGTTGCGACCTGAATTTACAACATCTAATAAGGTCGATAGGGCATCATTGTCTACAAGTAGTATTTATGATTCAGTTGATGAATATATCGATAAGGTTTACGATGGTGCCTTAAGTAAAGATATGTTAAAATCAAAAGCACACAAAGTAATCAATACTGCAATAAAGTCAAGTGTTTAACTTACTACACATGGTAGTATATATAAGGATTCATTATGTCAGATGAAAAGCAAAGTTTGCTAAATGTAAATGACGTAAGAGATCACCAAAGATGGTTGATCGAAAATGGTTTCATGAATGATATGCACAAAGATCAGATTTATTTATTTGGTGCTATTTTGCATAAGTCTATAGAAGCTGTAGAACTATCTGTAGATATAGAGAAGAAAATGGTGGAATATACGCTGTATGCACCTAAAAAGCTTCTTAAGAAAATCAGTAAATTTAACAAGCTATCTAATAGCAATAGTCTATGGAGTCTTTGGAAATTGAAAAAGATGCTAAAAACTGAGGGAAACCTTAATTTTGCTCAAGTAGTTAGTATTTTTATAAGAGATTATTGTGGCCCAACATGGACTTCAAAGGTGAAAGTGGTAGACATTAAGACATACGAAGATGGATATGAACAACAAGAAAAGCTCAGTAGAGGAGATAATCAACTCGCTGACAACAGATGAAGATTTAAGACAAGACTTATGGGTATCCTACCTCGAGGGTACTCATCCTACCCGCCTTTCTTCAAAAATCCTTCAGATATTAATCACATGCGATACACAGGGACGCTTTCCTATAGTGTGCCCACCAGATTTTTTACTTAATAAAATGAACAATTTAGAATCTCACGTACTTTATTTACTATGTCTAGGTTATAATATAGGTAAGATTAGCGTAGCTCTAAGTATAAGTAGAGTAGCTGTATTGGAGACTATGTCGTCAATACGTAAGAAAAATACGCTAGACTAGCACCTACTTAACTATAGTAAATAACTACGGGAGGCACTGTGGCTCTTAAACGATACTTTACAGATGAAGAGAAATTTGGACTTACTGTTGAAGAGATAAAGAGGGGCGAGAAGTATCTAAGAAAGCACAAAACAGCAGGTGCTATATCTGATAGCGAATCTATGAAGCTTTATGAGGTTTATCTAGTTGGTTGTAGCTTCTACGAAATCCATCAGCAGTTTCCTCAGTACCCTGTAGACCAAATCATTCTTACAGCAGCACTTAAGGGATGGGCACATGATAGGGAAAAGATGCTAGGATCTCTACGTGACCGCGTACAATCTAAAGTCGTTAAATCCGTAATAGAGCAGACAGACTTTCTAACTACTATGCTATCTGTTGCAAATGCAGAGCACATGGAGGAGATGAGAAAATTCGTACTAGATCCCGACAATAACCCAAAACCTAACGTAAGAATACAAAGCATTAAAGAATATAAAGACGTTGTTGAGACATTGAGCAAGTTGGTTGCTGGTGCTACTGGTAGCAGAAGCCAAAGAACTTCAGCAATGTTTGAGACGCTTGACCCAAAGAACGCAGATAAGCATTTACCTAATAAAAAAGATGACGATGATGATATAGCTACACTCATTGCTGGTGAGGTTGAGTAATGTCATCAAAGTCTGGTAACTCAATGAATAAGCAAATAAAGGCTTTGTTTACACCATGTAAAACGAAGCAAGAGCTTAAGAATTGGATTAAGTATCATCTACGTCTTGATATACCAGACCAAACCGTATCCAGATACGCAGACACTAATCCTTTGGACTCTATATGGAGTATATACGACATCTGCGTTAATAAGAACAACCCAGATATGGTTGACGAACTATTATATGTTGCTAGTAGGGGTAGTGGAAAGACTTTAGGAGTTGCAATCGCAGAGCTTTTAGTCATACTTCATGATCAGAGAGACGTCGTACATGTTGGTGCCATATTGTCGCAGGCAAAACGGTGCTACGACTATCAGATGTCCTTTATGCTCAGCGATAAAGTAAGGCCGGTATTAGAGTTTCAAGATAAGAGTGGTAAGAAGTTTTTAGAAAAACTCAATATGGAAAAGTCGTCTTTTAATCTGATTGATAGAAGCACAAGGGCCAGAGTTAAAACATCTCTAGAAGTCTTGCCATGTACACTAAAAGCAGTCAACGGTCCTCACGTACCCTTAGTGGTTGTCGATGAGATTGACACCGTAAGCGGTGAAGGTTTAAAGGCATTTAAAGATATCTCGGGTATGCTTGACTCCAGGGGCGGCAAACGAGCTCTTAGAGTAGGTATATCAACAAGGAAATCCCGATACGGTTTGATGAATAGGCAAATCGAGGATGCTGAGACAGCTGGACGTACCGTTAAGTATTGGACAGCTTTAGAATTTACTGCAAGATGTCCAGATGATCGTTCTGGTACAAAGCCAACAAAAGGCTATGTTCAGCAAGAAGATATGATTGTGATAACTGAGAAAGAGTTTGAGAGGAAGTCATCTCAAAAGAAAATTGAGTTTTTTGAGAATGAATTTCCAGGTGAAAAATGTTTAAAGTGCCCAATTGCAGCATTATGTCTTGGTGATGCTAAAAACCAAAAAAGTAAATCTGATATGCTTAAACCTATATCAGACCCTATTAAAAAAGCTATGGAAAATGGTCCAGATTGGGCGATATCACAGCTATTTAACTTAAAACCGTCGATCGAGGGGATAATATACAAAGAGTTCGATGAGAGAAAGCATGTGAAAAACTGGAACGAGATGTGGAAGATACTCACAAATCAGGAGTTTCCGGGTGAATGCACGCACGATGATTTTGTTAAGAAATGTCATCAGATGCAACTATCTTGCTATGCAGGGATTGACTGGGGTTGGTCTAACCCTAGTACAGTTGTATACTTCTTTGTTGATAATAGGGAAAATATATATGTAGTTAGATGCGAAGGCATGACCTACATGAACAATCCTACTTGGGTGCAGACTATAAAGAGTAAGTGGCATCATATGTACAGATGCCAGCTGTACTTCCCTGATATGGCAAACCCAGGTGACGGTGTTACCATGAGGCAAGAAGGATTACCGTGCCCAAGTAAGCAGACGAAAGATACTCCTGGCGGTATACAGGTGGTAAAGAAATGGTTAAGAAGCTTGAGTTCACCTGTGCCAAAGATGTACTTCGCTGAAGAGACGTGTCAACCTATTATCCAAGAATTTCAACTTTATCACTATAAGGTTGACGCAGCTGGTGAGATAACAGAAGATCCAGCAAAAGAGCATGATCACTGGCTTGATGCTTTACGTTATGCAATGTATGAGCTTTTCTCAAAATCCACATTCGTTACTGCTAACGATAGTGGACTTAATGAAGCAAGTGTTGTTGATAGTAGCGGTAATTTTATGCAGATGCCAGATGTTGAGCAGTTTGCTAAACAAAAAGGCTTAAAAGTAAATACTGAAGTAGATACTTCTAAATTAGGTAAGTTAAGTAATTCATCTTTATTAGATGATGATGATGACGATATTAATGGTGAGGGTTCTTTTCTTTGGACTTTTTAAACATAATGCGATTTATATAAAGTAGAATCTTTAAGAGCTATAAACTGAAAGGTTAATAATATGGGTTTTTGGGATGACCTAACAAAAGGCATAAGGGAATCACTTCAAGGTGAAGTGAATGATCTAATGAAAGCAGATGGTATTACACCTAATGCTGACGCTGTGCCTGAAGTTACACAACAAAATAGTAATGCTTCAGCAATTGGCAGAAAAGCAATCATTGACGATCCGTTTTTCGATCAAGTGCAACAACACTTTATCTTTAAGAGTAAGATGTCACGTATATCTAATAAGACTCTTAAAGATACATCTGTTAGAGATTGGGTTACTTCCGCTATTATCCAAGCTCGATGCGACACATTAATGATGTTTTCTAGGCCACAGATGAAGCAGTTTGATATGGGCTTCAAGATAATAAAGAAAGACGATAGCGATAATCTTACAAAAGAAGAAAAAGAAGAGATAGCTAACCTTACAGACTTTATCTATAACTGCGGTCGTAAAGAAAAAACACCACCAGGTGATGCAATGCTACTCGGTGAGTTTTTAAAACTACTGACGCGAGATGCACTTACCTTTGGTCACATCGCTGTTGAGAAAATCTTAACAAGAAGAGGGGCACTACACAGACTTCGTCCTATTCCTGCAGAATCAACCTATCTTATAAATAGGCAGACCAGCAATAAGGTTATTCAGAAAGAGTTAGAGGGCGCCCGTAAAGCATTTGAGTATCGCATGAAGAATTCTCGTGATCCAGCGGCAGATCATGAGAGGCCAGATAATAACGTAGAGTACTATAAGTACGTTCAGATGTCTTATGACAATAGAGTATTAGCTGCCTTTGGTGATGAGGACATGATATGGCAGTTGTTTAATCCGCAGAACTTTTCAGATTCTAGTGGATACTGTTATTCGCCATTAGAGTTAGCAATCATCAACGTGACAAATCATCTCAATATTGAAAACTATAATGCTAACTTTTTTACACATGGTTATGCAGCTAAAGGTGTCTTACACTTGAAAGGTACAGTAACACAGGCACAACTGACAGGTTTTAGACGACAGTTCTATAACACTATCTCTGGCACTCAGAACGCATGGAGAACTCCTATAATTGCGGGTCTAGACGATGTACAGTGGGTTCCACTAGCAGGATCTGCTAAAGAGATGGAATACTTGAACTATAATAACCACATCATGCGAGCGATCTGTTCTCAGTTTCAAATCGATCCTATGGAGCTTGGCTTAGATTATCTAGTCAGCGGTACTGGTAAAGCCCCATCGCAACAAGCAAATAATGAGTACAAGATCAACTACTCAAGAGAGCGTGGCTTATATCCGCTTTTGATGATGTTTGAAGACTTCTATAATAATAGCGTAATCCCAGCCATTGATCCTAAGCTATCTGAAAAATACATGTTCAAGTTTTTTGGATACACAGATGAGACACCGCAGACAAATGTGGCACTGCTACAGGCTGAGATGTCTATATACTCCACCATGAATGATCTACTTAGATCAGCTGGAAAAGAAAAGATCGAGCATCCAGCGTGTGAAATTCCGCTTAATGCTACTTTCTGGGAGATAGTGGAAAAGAATATGACTAGAGGCGAGATCAGAGAGTTCTTCTTTAAAGATGAGGGTGCATCTGAAAGACGTGAGCTAGCATATATCCCGTCAGATCCTGGATTCATGGGCTGGAACCAGCTACTTATGACAATGGACAGAACTAGAAAACAAGATAAGATGCAAGCTGACCAGATGAAGGCAGAGCAAGAACAAGCCGAACAACAGAATCAAAGAGAGCAAGAGCAGCATGATTCAGAGATGGATACTCGCAAATCTAATGCAGCACATGCAGCAGTAGAATCTGGTCAAAGTTTAAAAGATAATGCTAAAGATGTTGGTGCCGCATCTGAGCCATTAAATATCAGTGGAAGATCTATTCAGAACCCAATAAACTCACCGGAAGCTGACGAATAGTAATACTAAACATATCGATTTGATCGGTATAACCTACGTAGGCAAAATCTACGTAGGTTTTTTAATAACTTCATGAGGCATTAAATGGGTTGGATCTTATGCGAAGGCATCGATAAAACTGGAAAAACAACCGTCGCTGAAATATACCGTAAAAAGGGCTATGAAATAGTTCACCTGTCAGCTCCAGATAAGAAATATCAAGATGAGTATTATGTTGGGCCATCATACTTAGATGAGATTATGGAAATGCTAATGGAGCACGATGGTAAAAATGTATTCTGGGATCGCACATGGTTTGGTGAAAAAGTATGGCCACATATTTACGGTCGTAATCCTTGCCTATCTGATGAAGACTTTGAGATCATTAAGGACTACGAGATAAGGAATACAGCATCCAAAATCTTAATGATAGACCCTAATATCGATAGTCATTGGCAAAGATGTGTAGAGAATAATGAACCACTAAATAGGCGTCAATTTAATTTAGCAAATAATTTGTATAGTCAGTTAGCTCACTCTTCTGGCTTTATTCCACGTACACTGGGAGACTTTGATGAGAAGTATGCAGGAGATAAGGGGGAAGATAATACTCTTGAGCAAGAAGTCAAAGAAGAGTCAGTTGTCAAAAAAAGAGATAGTGAATCTGTCGTTAATGATAGTGGAACTGTGGATAAGGACAAAGATATCTCGAATAATAAAACTGAAGCACAGCTGAGATTAGAGAAAGCTAACGCTATATCTAAGGTTTTAGGTAAGAAAATTATTAAGGGTAACGGCGATATCTACGAAAGCATTGAAGACGAAGTCAGAATCTTCCTTAACGGTAGGTTGTCTGAGTTAATGGGTACACCCAATAACTCAATGTTGAATTCAGAAGAGGTAGAAATACTTAAAGTACTGTGTAGACAATTCAAAAGTAAATTGGAGCATAAAAAATGAAAAAAGATTTAGACACGTGGTGGAGTAAGATTTGTGGACTGTATGCCTCTCGTGCTATTACAAGTCGCGTATTTCGCAAATTTGAACTGCAGTATCAAAATTCAAATAAAAGAGATTTACCAAAGAAATAGGAGATAAGATGACTCGACGTAAGAACATGACAAAAGGCGAAAGACATAGCGTACTTGAAAATAACGTGCAACAGCTACAAAATGCTACACGTTTAACACAGATGTTGATGCAACAAACTGGACGAAGCTTGCAAAACCTACAGCAAGATCTTAGTGAGCTTGCTTCACGTCAGCGAGATATCCAGTATCGTTTGAAAGCCTTTCAAGAATTAACTGGCCTATCTCTAGACGACCTAAATGCAAAAACAGAGGCATTGCAGATTGCTGACTTTGAGGAGTTCTCAACTAAAGACGACGAAGAGAACAATCTAGAGGTTGGGACTGAGATTGGAGAAGATAGTATTGTAATCTTTACCACTGAAGCCGAAGAAGGCAAAGGGTTCCTTCGCTCTAAGCAAGCTCTATCAGATATCGGATTCCCTCAAATGAAAGAAGACTTCTTAGGTAAGAAGGTTGGAGATAAGTTTGAAGCCGATGTCGATGGCATTAAGCACACAGTTACTGTACTAGGTGTTCGTGAGAAGAAAGAAGAAGAAGTCGTAGAAGAATCTGTAAGTAGCTAAGGTATAGGTGATCATTTTGACTAAAGACAAAAAGATGGATAGTAGATGTCCTAGAAAATTAGACTGTCTTCCTGAATCGTGGTGTCCTCTAGCTGTTCAGAGGTTGAAAGCTTTACGTCATTCTGATAGAGAGCTTACCGAAGAAGAAGAGGCAAAACTTCCAGGATGTCCGTGGGGTGTAAACCACCAAATGGCCAATTATTGCTTTTTCAAAATGGTCGCCGACCACATGCCTGAATCAAGAAATTTCTCCTCTATAGAGATAGCCCACTTTAACAACATCTCGCAAGAAACAGTGAACAAAGTCGAAAAGACTGCCCTTGCCAAGATACGTGAGTCAGAAATGTTCAAAGAAATTGATGATTTACACGATTCTGACGGTGTCATGGTTGATCTGGATGGTATGGAGCAGTAGTCTAACATCGTATTACAACCCACTTGCATAGTATAATGTATATAGTAAACCGTATACTAAGTAAGGTTGTAATATGTCTAAAAAACCACTTGAAATAGATATGATAGCAGGATCACAGCTGCGCGACACTCAAGGTGAGATGTTGTCAGTTGAGGGTGCTGATATTAGTGATTTAGAGGCTGGACGTGGACGCTTCAATGACAACCACGGTAAAGGCTTTTATAATTGTGTCGGTAGAGTAACTGGTGCGAAGAAGATCTTTAGTAAAGATGATTGCGAAGACGATCGTCACAGATATTACTGGGAAAAGGTAAAAGCACCATTTATATATTGCAAAGGCTTCCTCTACGATGACGAAGAGCACCCTAATGCAAAAGCCGCCGCAGCAATCCTAAGAAACATTCATAAATCAGATGTCCCCCTAAAAATTAAAGCATCAGTAGAAGGCGGTGTAGTAGCTAGAGGAATAAAGGATAACAACCTACTTGCTCGCACGAAGATACACTCAGTAGCCCTCACGTTTACTCCTGCTAATCAAGCTACTTTAGTAGAGCCACTTAGTCTTAATAAGTCTAATAACACCTGGGAAGAGGATAGAAGGCTTATTAAGTCTGTAGAGCACCTTGTTAAGACAGATGTGCCTTCTTTCAGAAAGATCACTCGCCATGTCCAGGCATCCACAATTATCGACAACTTTAGAGAGATCAATAATCTAGCTAGACAGGTTGGGTTAGAGAAAGCTCTACCGGAATACGAAGCAGAAGAGCTAATTAAAAAGGCTGCTAGACAAAAGTTAATCAATAATCTTCACAATATAAATCAGCTAATTAAAGCACTTACTGCTGAATACAATATGGAGGCATTAGAGAAAGCCTCAAAAAAGCAAATAGCGCAGATGACGGGGAATAAAGATGTTACTGATTGGGTTTCTAAACATCTTAATCGTGACGATCTAGCCTTGTGGTTTGCGCGCTCCTATAAGAAAGATCCTTCTATCTTTAATGACGAAAATCGTGAAAAATTAGAGCATATTGGTGCTGTAAAGGATCAACATAAAGAGTTGCAGAATTTACGTTTAGGTAGAGGGCATGACTTCGATACTGGCATGGATATGCTACATCAAGCTAATGATGTGGCAGAAAAACGAGCTGCAGATAATCCACAACTTGTAGAACCTGATGGTAAGAAGCTAATGGACACAGGTGACGGATACGCGTGGTATTCCTTAGGTAAAGGGAGTTGCCCTAAAGAAGCTAAAGCAATGGGGCATTGTGGAAATGCGGAATCTGAAGAAGAAGGCGATGATATTCTCTCCCTACGTAAAGAAAAGAAGGTTGGCGATAAAACATATCATGAACCACATCTTACTTTCATAAACAATAATGGCGATTTAGGTGAGATGAAAGGTCGCGGTAATGAAAAACCAGCAGAAAGATACCATAAGCATATTATCCCATTATTAGAGAGCGACCACGTAAAAGCATTAATGGGTGGCGGATATAGAGCAGATAGTAATTTTAGTCTTAAAGATTTGCCCGAGGATAAGCAGAAAAGACTACTAAATAAGAAGCCAGATATAGACCCCCTTAATAGGTTTGATCATTATAGTGGAGAATCTAATAGGCATGGAGACGCGATCGCTAACCACAATGATGACGTAGAAAGGTTGGCGGAATACCTAGATAAGCATGAAAATATAAATTCAGCTTTAATTGACCCCAATATAAGTAATAGCGATTTATCACCGATGTTGAAGTTTAATGATTTCGACAATCACATTAAACCAGAACATATACATCATATTTTAGATAATAATTCTATTGGACAGAGAGAAATAGCCGTTAAGTCTAAACACTTTGGTCCAGAGCACATGGAAAAAGCATTTAATGATGAAGATTGGAATGTGCGCCGTGCTGCCGTTCAGTCTAAACGCTTTGGTCCAGAGCACATGGAAAGAGCACTTAATGATAAAAATAAAGGTGTACGCACAGCTGCTATTGAGTCTAAACACTTTGGTCCAGAGCACATGGAAAAAGCGTTTAATGATGAAGATTGGAGTGTGCGCCGTGCTGCCGTTGAATCTAAGCGCTTTGGTCCAGAACATATAGAACAAGCACTTAATGATGAAAATGAAGGTGTACGCCGTGCTGCCGTTAAGTCTAAACACTTTGGTCCAGAGCATATGGAAAGAGCACTTAATGATGAAGATTGGAGTGCACGGATGGCTGCCGTTAAGTCTAAACACTTTGGTCCAGAGCACATGGAAAAAGCATTTAATGATGAAAATAAGAGTGTACGGATGGCTGCCGTTCAGTCTAAGCACTTTGGTCCAGAACATATAGAACAAGCACTTAATGATAAAAGTGATATGGTACGCTACTCTGCTATTGAGTCTGAACACTTTGGTCCAGAACATATAGAAAGAGCACTTAATGATGAAAGTGAGGATGTACGCACAACTGCTGTTGAGTCTAAACACTTTGGTCCAGAGCATATGGAAAGAGCACTTAATGATGAAAATGAGGATGTACGCACAGCTGCCGTTAAGTCTAAACACTTTGGTCCAGAGCATATGGAAAGAGCACTTAATGATGAAGATTGGAATGTACGCACAGCTGCTGTTGAGTCTAAACACTTTGACCCAAAGCGCATGGAAAAAGCACTTACTGCTGGCTACGGCGGCGCAGCTGCCCCTACTTCACGTTCACATGGAGCTGTTCTTCAGACTGAAGCTCTTGATGTGGGTCGAGGATTCAACTATTTTGTCTGTCAGCATTGTGGCGACGAACAAATTTACTCAAAAAATCAAGTCAAATGTAGGGCCTGTCAAAAAAGTCTGCCATTAGAGCAAGTTAGAAAATTCTTGTTCAACCTGTAACACACCTCCTATAATCTGTTTAACCTAGGGCACGTCTGTGGTAACACCTAGGTTGTTTAAGTAATACTCCATGATATGATAAGTTTTGCAGTGCGATAAATGCGTTCTGCGCTTTTATTTATTTACATATTTTGACGAAACACAATGTTAAGGAGTAAATTACATGGCTAACAAGGAGCAGATCCTAGACAAGATCGTCAGGAACATGAAGCAACGTGGCTACACTGCAGCAAGAGTTGATTCGACTGTTGAACTTACTAAAACAGGCGGCGATATTCTAACTGTATCTTATGTTGATGCAGAGATTCAGTCACCTATGGGTGGTATTGATGATAGCGCTTCACCGTTCTTGGGAATTGGAATCGCAAATCCAGGTGCACTAAAAGTAAAAGGTGAAGCTGGTGAAACTACTTTAGCTGCTATCTTCGACACAGTTGAAGCACTTTCTTTGTGGCATGAACTATCAGGTTATGCTAACGATTTAATCGTTGAAGATGGGGACAGTACTGATGAACTAGCACGTGTTGAAGGACACGAGCACCTTAAGGGAATGGGTTCTTAATTTAACGTTAACTTCAAATAAAAAGGAGATCGACTTATGCAAGAGGATATCATGAAAAGCCTCGAAGCTCTAATTGACGAGTCTTTAGCTGAAATCGAAGAGCTAAAAAAGTCTGATCGCTTTTCTGCTTCCGAGGTTAGCATTGGTGATTCTAGCTCTGGTATCAAAGATACTGACAAGAATGGCAAACTAGGTAAAGAAGAAGACGGCGACGATGACGACGATGATGAAGACGAGGACGAAGATAAGAAGAAGGATATGGATAAAGCTGAAGGAAAGAATTCAGAAGCTGATCCTAATGCTGGAAATCATCAGGTAGTCAAGGAAGAAGATGGAATGCCAGAGGGAACTATGGCAAAAGAAGAAGATTGTGAGAAAGGCGAAGGCGCTAACCGACCTGCGGATCCTAACGGCGGTAAGCATCTAAGTAAGTCAGCTGAAGATCGACTAGATCGAATCGAAGCAACAATGGCGAAGCTTGAGCAAGTTCTTGCTAAATCTTTAGGTGAAGAAACTGAAGAAGAATTAGAAAAATCTGAAGATTCAGAAGGTTCTGAAGAACTAATGAAGTCTTACGTAGATTCTCGCTTCTCTTCTTTAGAAGATAAGTTTGAAGACATGGCTAACCTTATTAAAGAAATCGCGGATGCGCCTGTGCCATCTAAGTCGGTATCTTATAAAGATGTTCAGCCGCTAGCGAAATCAACTGAAGAAGTTGCGCCTCTAAACAAGAGCGAAATCGCTAATAAGCTTTTCGAGCTTAAGAAATCTGGTACTAATGTGAACAGTGAAGATATTGCTAGCGTTGAGTTGGGTGGTCCAGCTGAACTTAGTAAGATCGTTGAAAAATATAACATTCAATAAGGAGTCACAAAACAATGTTTAACGAAGCTGTTAATCAAATTCAGCAGGGGCTCGAGCAAGGCATCGTGACTCCTGAGCAGGTAGAATCTTTACAGAAAGCTATCACTGCGGGTTACGGGTACGCTGGTCGTCCTACTGATCTAACCTACGGTGGTGTAATTCAGACCGAAAGTCTAGAAGCTACACTAAAGTCTGTAACTTTCGACATGAAAAACCTAAAGATGTGGCCTGCGATCTCGATCGACAAGGCATACAACTTGTTTGAGCAGTACAACCGCTTAACAAGTTATGGCGACGATGCTCGTCCTTACATCGGAGAAGGTGGCGCGCCTCAAGAGAGCGATAGCCAATACATCCGTGACGGACAGCGCATTGTGTTCTTCGGTAAGAGACGTAAGGTTTCTCACCAAATGACACTTGTTCGCACAACTGTTGGTGATGTTGTTGCACAACAAGCTAAAGAAGGTACTATGGATCTTCTTAAGAACGTTGAGCGCGAAATGTACTGGGGACATGCACACTTCACAGGTGCTGACGGTTCTCAAACTGGTTCTAACGCTGACCTACCAGCTAACTCAATCGAAATGAACGGTCTTCTTCAGCAACTTCTTCGTGGAGATGATGATGAGCAGCAGCGTTCTGGTGATTTTGAAGGATATGGTTCTTTTGAATCAATCGTTCGTGAGCTAAGCGGTGCAGTTATTACTCAAGACGATATTGAAGAGCTTGCTGTTATTCTCCTAGAGAACTTTGGTGCTCCTGATCAAATCCACCTTGAGCCACTTTCTTTAAGCTCATTTGTTCGCCAATTCTACCCTCAGTTCCGTTCTGCTCCCGGTCTTGCTAACCAAACTGTTGGTTATGACGTAAACAAGGTTCAGACAACTGCTGGTACCATGGAACTTAAGCCGAACTTGTTCTTGCGACCTCGCGGACGTGCTCGCGCTAAAGCTGTTAACGCTAACTGTCCAGCTTTACCAGCTGCATTTACTGGTGCTGATGGCGGCGCTTCTACAGGTTCACTAGCTGCTGGAACTTACCAGTACAAAGCTACTGAAGTTAACGATTTTGGTGAGTCTTCACCACGTCAAATTACTGCTGCTGTTGTTGTTGCCGCTGATGAATCATCAGTAGTTCTAACAATGCCTGCTGCACAAGCTGGAACTAAGTATTGGAAAATCTATCGTTCTGCTGCTGGCGGCGCTGCTGGAACTGAAGAGTTCATCGGTAACTACCGTGTTGGTTTATCTGCTTACGTAGATGCCGGAACTAAAGTTCCTGGTCTAGGTGAAGCATTCATGCTCGACATGAAAGCTGAGTGCATGCGCTTTAAGCAACTTGCACCACTAAGCAAGATCAACTTCGCGATCGTTTCTACTGCACTTGAGTTTGCGGTTGTGCTTTACGGAGCTCTCTTCGTTTACACTCCACGCTTCAACGGTGTTTACAGAAACGCAGGTAAGTAATTTTAGCTCAGTCTAAGACAAACATCTAGGGGTGGTGATAATTCA